ATTTTTTTGTACCAAGAAACTCGCCATAATCTTTTAAAAATTCTTTACTCATTCCAAACTTTAATGCTCTTCTATAAACCAAGCTACTATGGTTACTATCTACTTCTATCATGTTTGGAAAAATTGACTCTAGTTCTTTAATATATTTTCTTGCAACTTTTAGTTCATGACCAGCAGAATATAAATCTGGGTCGTGTGAATGCATGCTTATAGCATGGAAGTCAAGTAGGTCACCAATGTTGACTATAAAATCAGGTTTAAATTCTTTTTTTATTGCAGATAAAAATTTTATTGAATCTTTGTGATGATATGGCACATGCATATCGGATATGACCAAAATTTTTTTGTAGCGCATAGTAATGCACTTTTACAACTATTTAGTGAGTATGTAAAGTAATTGACCGAGAACTAACATTCCAACAACACCAAGACCATATAAAATTCTATCAATATCTTGTTTCATATGTTTTAAATGATTGTTGATTACAAGATTAAGTTTTTGATCTACTAACTTAATTTTACCATCAATCTCTACAAATTTTTCTTT